CATTCGTTCTGCTATTGCGAAGAAGAAGCAGGAAGTAATCATGAACTGCTTCGACAAGATTCGCACCTCATGTCGGGCCCGCGGTTGGCAAGATGAAGCTATCGAAGAAGTCTGTCAGCAGATTCTAGCATTCTCGCGCTATTCATTTAACAGGTCGCACTCTTATGCATATGGTGAGCTAGGCTACATTACTATGTACCTAAAGCATCACCATCCGCTAGAGTGGTGGGCATCAATGCTAAATCTTGACCTCAAAGAGGACAAGTTACGACGGTACATTTCCAAGCTAGGTGAGACCGTCCGGCCTCCTTCATTGAAAAACCCATCCAATAGGTTCGTAGTTCGAAATGAGGACCCGTTCGGGTTGGGCAAGAACTATATCTATGCTCCGTTGTCAGTAATCAAGGGTATTGGACCTAAGGTGGTTCAGGAACTCTGCTCCAAGGGTCCATTCCAGAATCTTGAGGATTTCGTGGCCCGAATTGACCATGCTAAGTGCAACACTGGTGGCATCTCTGCTCTTATTAAAGGCCGCGCAGCCGATGACATGATGGTTCAGGACGAAATGATTCCCTATCCTGAACGTCGTAAGAAGTTCATTGAGGACTTCAAGAAGCTACGCAAGAAGCCTATTAAGCTTCAGGAAGACGTATTCAAGTTTGATCCGCTATCCATCTTCCTGATGGAGAAGGAATCAAATAAGGTCTTTAACAAAACACTACTCAGTAGTGAAGATATTATGGACTTAATTAAGAAATACCACACGGATGAAGCCTCTTTGGAACTTAATGCTCTAGAGGAGACTGGTAAAGAAGCTGTCCCGTTTAAGATGGGTTCAGTGCCGATTCTTGCCAACATTAAGATAGCAGAGGGTTTTTGTGGGAAGACTGATAAGGATGTTGGTCTGATTCTTCTGTATGAGGGTTCAGCTTTTACTAGTGGAACTTCAAAGAAGAGTGGTCGACCTTGGTCTAAGGTAGCGATTCACCTATCGGATGGTTATTCATCTATCGAGTGTGTTGACTGGAAGATGAAGAAGGCGCTTGGTTGGAATAAGAACTCTATCGTGTACGTGAAGGGCGAATTGAAGCCAGGTTGGAAGACTCCAGTTTGCTTGGATGTACATGAAATCCAGCGTCTCTCCAATGATTAATTGAGCAAGTATAATCTCCCAAACGGGAGATTTTAATGTCAAAGTATACAAGTGTAAAGACGGCTCCAGCTACCCTAAGAAAGGGTGAAGTAGTTCTGCAGCAGCCAGATTTCTTAGAAGAGATCAAGGCATGTGCTCATAAGGCCGCTAAGAAGAATGTAACGGGAGTTAACCATCTGCGCGACATTCTTAACTCTATTCGGCAGAAGTATGATGAAAGCCTTAATATCTTTAAGGTCCCACTTTCTCAATATGAGGGCCTATCTTTTAGTGACGAAAAGGATCTAAGTAAGATCATCATTCGCATGCTAAAAAAGGAATGTCCGGGTGTTTTTGAGAAGGTTTTGGAGTATAATGTAAGGAACCGACCGCATGGTTCGAAGTTGATCTATTATGTCGGTGATTTTGGCGATACCGGGCCTTTCACTAGAAACGGAATCGATTTTATCGAAGAGAAAGATGTTGATGAATATCTTGGGCTTAAACCCAAGAAAATTGTTGGAAAGCCTGCCGTGACCAAGGAGGAATCTGAGGGATCAGCTAGCTGATTTTGAAGATTACCCTTTGAATTAACCTACTAAAAGAGAATATAACCTATGAATACCAATACTAAAATTAAGCTGAATATGGACTCGCTGAAGACTTCTAAGGAATGGGTCCGCCATAAGGTAAAGAGTGGCAGTAATATCTTCCGCATCCTCCCTCCGTTTGGAGACAGTTCGAACGGCTATCCCTATCGCAAGTGGCAGATTATCTGGGGCCTAACTGACCCCTCGAGTGGTCGTGTACGTCCGTTCGCCTCATCGCTGATGAGCGAGAAGCGAGATCCCGTTGTTGAGTTCGTTGAGGGTCTTCGTGGTCGGCTAGACCAGATGGAAGGTGATCTGAAGGGTCGTGGTCTTGATGATAAGTCAGTTCAGAAGCATCCGAAGTTTGCACGGCTCCAGAAGTTCATCCGCGACGTGTCTCCTAAGACCACGTATCTGTACAACGCGGCTGATAAGGCTGGCACTGTCGGTCTTCTCGAGCTAAAGAGCACTGCTCACAAGAAGATGAAGACTTGCATGAACGATTACATTCGTGATTACAACCAGGATCCTACGTCGCTTAACTGCGAGGATGAGGATAGCGGTGTGTGGTTTAATGTAAAGCGCGCTGGTGAAGGTTTCGATACTGAATACGATGTCGAGAAGGTTCAGATGAAGCAGAAGGTTGGTTCGGCAGTCTCGTTCGTAGACGACCGGTCCGCTCTTCCTGAAGTAGTTGTTCAGAACTTCGATAATCTCGCGTATGACCTAAGCTCGGTCTATAAGGCGAATTCGTATGACGATCTCAACGAGATTCTCCAAGCGAATCTAGACACATTCTATAAGGTTTGCCCTGAGGCTGATCTCACGGTTCCTATCGATCTTGATGCTGAAGACGAGGAAACGGGTGAGGCTGCAGCGGGACCTGCAGTTGCAGGCAAGGCGGCACTTAAATCAGTAACACAAACAACCGCAACGCCACCTGCTAAGCCTGGCAAGCAACCTGTCGGCCTAAAGCTTAAGGACGCCGATGACGAGGAAGCACCTGCACCCAAGACCACGAAGAAGGCGACTCCGGCACCTGCGCTGGATGACGACGAGTTCATGGCTCAAGCGGATGCAATCCTAAAGGGCTAATAAATGAGTAACCTACCTGAAAAGGTAATGGACATCACTCAACTAGCTACTTACATTAATAAAGTCGAGGAGCTATCATCTGTTTCTAAGATGATGGCTCCCGTTTATCTACGAGACTTTATTATTGGTCAGGATGTGGCAACAAACTTGTTTGCTAGAGCGGTAAAAGCCGACGCGAAAGCAAAAGCTAGACTTGAGTACGTGGAATCCATTGCCTACCTAGAAAATGCTAAAGCGTATCTCGATGCTAAGGGTATCAAGGATACATCCGAAGCACGAAAACAATATGTAAACATCGATCCTGACGTTGTTGAAGCAAAGGATCAAAAGGCACAGACAGAAGCACTAGTAATCTTGCTCAAGGGAAAAGTTGGTGAACTTAAGCAAGCGCATGACGATCTTAAGAAGATCACCTATGCCGACGTAAACATGACCGATTATGAAGGCATGTAATAACCTATGGAGAATAACCTTTGAATACTAAAAATCAATTTGTTGAATTTACTTGTGCAAACATTGACGGTGATAGTGGAAAAGTAACAGTTACTATTAAGCGTCTTGAGGAAGCAACTTCGAGCGACGGTGTTCCTGCACCGTATCTATATGAGGACTCACTTATTGTCGCTACTGTTAAACATAAGCGACAGCTATTTAAGATCATCTTTACTCCTAATCGAAAGAATGAAGATACTGGGTTTTATGTAACTGCTGCTACTCTTTCTTGGCCTCGTCGACTACGTATGCCGAAGACTGGCGCGCCGGTTAAGTATGAGGTTGTGGCGGTGAATTACTATGGCTAACAAGTGGCTGTCTAAACTAACAGCAGATTTTGGGCAAGTTGCAGCAAAGATGCCCAGACCGACTGATTCGGTTATTCAGCTTCCGTCTCCTTCGCTGAATTGGGCCATTGGCAACAATGGCCTTATTGAAGGAAAGGCTATTTGCTTTTACGGTGGTGAATCAGGCGGCAAGAGTCTGCTTATGCAGCTCTGTCTAATCGAGATTCAGAAGAAGCACCCTGAAGGAATCTGCATTCTATTCGATGCAGAATACGCGTTCAACCCTGATTGGTTTGAGAAGCTTGGTGGAGATCTAGAACGACTTATCGTTCGTCAGTCCAACGATCCCACAAAGATCTTCGATTACATCAAGGGAGAAATGCTCGAGCTCATTCAAGAGGAGTGTCCTATCAAGGCCATTGCAATTGACTCAGTTAAGTCAATCAAGTATCCTAAGGATGAGAAGAAGGTTTCAACCGATCTAAACATGGGCGGCGCAGGTGCCAGTTATCTTGGATCTGCCCTCAAACATGTCACTCCGGTCATCCGGGAACACCTGGTGACATGCATCCTTGTTCAACAGGTGTACGAAGAGATGGACCAATATAAGAAGATGCGTAATCCATATATCGTTCCTGACGGTCGTGCTCTAAAACACTTCTGTGATTACATGGCTCAAGTTGATAAGCTAGAGACCAAGGACAACATCATTGAGTCTGGTAAGGACCTCACGGGGTCATCACCTGCTCAAATTGGCCACAAAGTCAAAGTTAAGTTTAAGAAGAATCGTTGTGGTGCGCCTTATCGAGTAGCGCAGTTCACCTTGAATTACACTCATGGCATTGTTGACAAGGAGACAGAGATCTTCGATTTAGCTAAATCAATCGGAGTGATCTACCATCCCGTTAGTCCTGAGACTGGTAGGCCAAACAACATGTTCTGGAAGTTTGGTGACTACGATCAAATCAAGGGTGAAGATAACATGAAAGCTTGGGTTGTAGGTTCTAAGCCAATCCAAGAAGAAATCATGGTCGCTTGTAATAAGCATAGAGATGTGGCTGGAACAGCTGATGATGTCGACGATATGAGCGGTATCAGTCTTGACAGCGAAGACTAATTACAAATATTATCTGGCGAACGGGGCATGCATAGAGTATGCCCTGTCGCCAGATTGTAGTTTAGTCGAAGTAATTGATGGGGTCGCGTCCTCTTACTATCAAGTCTCTACAAACTATTTATCTGAAATTGTCTGGGTTCAGCCTAAAATTGCATCGGCCTTGAATAGAGAATGTGCTAAAAGAATGACCATATTAGTCGGTCAACTTTCTGATCCAAGTTTTGGAGTGCTCAAACTTCAGACACTGCTTGGCCCAGTAACGATTGTAGCCAAATCAGACCTCGAACTCCCTATCTTTATCGGGTCAGAACAAGAACTAAAGGATAATAGCTTCAATGCCTCCATGGAGGAGATCCTTTGCGAGTAATGTTCATCGGTGATCCGCATCTGCGGATTAACAAATTTTCATTAGCAACTCAGTTTCTTTCTTGGGTGAACTCGTTCATCGCGGAACAGAAGCCAGATCTAGTTGTGAATCTCGGTGATTCACTAGATACCCATGCGGTTATTCGCTCTGAAGCTATCAATGAGCTTATGAGCCATATTTACTACGTGATCGACCTGAACATTCCCTATGTTTACCTCAAAGGCAACCACGATCAGTACTCTCCTAAAGATTCTAAATACCATGCTCTTCTTCCATTCAAGAATAGAATTGCGAATCTACACATCGTAGATGAACCCCAGGATCTGTTTGGGATGACGTTTGTTCCGTATTTGGCCGATGGGAAGGATTTTCCCAAGAAGACGCTACCGATCTGTGTCGCTCATCAGACCTTCATCGGTGCTGACTATGGTCCAATTAATGCTCTTGAAGGTGTAGACGCTAACACTATTGGCGCTGACATTATCATTTCTGGTCATATCCACAAGAAGCATAATCTAGGAAAGGTAGTATATGTAGGTTCACCGTATAGTCAGGATGCTTCCGATGCCAACCAAATTAAGGGTATTAGTACCTTCGACACAGATACGTTTGAGTTTTCTTTCACTCAAACACCTATGCCTACATGGAAAACCCTTATATTTACAATCGACAGCGTGGCAGCATCTGCGGATGTTCATGTGGCTCTTGAACAGGCTACAGCTGACAGAACTCAGTCCCATCATTACCTCCTCGAGATCACTGGTCCTAAGGCCGAAGTAGTCGCATATGTTGAGTCAGCCAAGTATCTTAAGTTAGTAAAGGGGCTTAGTATAAGGCTTAAGACAGTGTTTACAGACAAGGAACGTAAGATGATCTCTATCAATGCGGTCTCGATGGAGCAGATTATTTCTGAGTTTGTGGGCAGGGTCTACAACGGAAGTTTAGATAAAGACAAAGTGTTGCAGAAAGCAAAAGAAGTTTTGGAGCAAGTGAAGTCCCAGAGTGCGATATAATAGATGAGTCATGGAAACAGCTGATATTGCAAAGATTATGGATTCTGACCGTTGGTTGCTCAACAACGGATTGGTGTCTGACAGCGTAAAGAATCAGCTATTCTTCTGTGGCTCGATCGTTCATAAAGACGTTCAGGCAGTAGAAGTGAGGATTACACCAGAGAACAAACTGGTTGATTACATTATCTACGTTACTCCTGAACTCATTAAGAAGATCGCTAAATATAACAAACTGTCTGTATCTAAGTCAGTGTTTGGTATGTGGAGATTTAAGCGACTCTTGAAGAAGGAAGGGTGTCTTGACCTACAGAAGGTCCTTAATTCATTCGTAACAGACTATTGTGGTCCAAAGTGGATTGCAAAAGCTAGCGTCATCAGCTTCGACTCGTATATAGACAGTCTAGAGGCTGAAGATGAAGACAGTGGAAATGGTGAGTCTGATAGATCGCCTGACAACGGATAAAGACGAGCAGCAAGAACTCTGGGCACACTATTTAGTGAATAGTGACATATCCGCACTGTCTGATTATCTAGAACAAATACGCAAACAATTCAGCGAAGACGAGCTTCTCCAGATTACTGTTTGGAAGAAGTTAGATAACCCGTCTGACTTTAACTTGCAGTGGATCTTTGAACACTTCACAGACTTAGAGCAGTCAGTGATTCAACTACTTATTCTAGGAGTTCCACTCTTAGACATTTCTAGTATAAAGAACATCGGACTGATGCGCTTGCGTCATGTTATCGCTATTATTCGCGAAAATCCAGCATGGGAAGAACTAGATGGCACTCAAGACTAATCTAACAGACGAAGAGAAGTATGGACTCTCAGAAGAAGAAATCAAGCTCGCGACCCGCTGGCTCCGTGCCCACAAAACCGCCGGTGCTATTGATGATTTGCAGGCTGCTAAATTATTTGAGCTCTACCTTCTAGGAGAGCCACTCGTAAAGCTGGCACAGAACTTTCCTCAGTATCCCCTAGGTCAGATCGCCTTTACTGCTGCTTACAAGCGTTGGCCTGCGGATCGTGATCGGATGATGTCTACCCTTAAAGACCGCGTTCAGGCGAAGGTCGTTAAGAGTGTTCTTGACCAAGTGGACTTTCTAACTAGCATGATGGCTGTTGCCAATGCAGAGCATCTCGATGCTATGGCGAAATACATCAAGGATCCAGTTAATACCCCGAAACCGGCATTGCGAATTACTTCGATTAAGGATTATAAGGATATTACGGAGACCCTTCAAAAGCTTGTTACTGGAGCTACTTCAAGTGGTAATGGCCAGAAGCAGACTTCGCCGATGATTGGTGCTCTCACTGCGCATCAGCAGAAAGCGCTTCCAGAGCCTAAAGAAGAACCCAGAGAAGTAACTATTATGGACATCGAGAATCATGGCTAAGAAGCAACCGCCACTTACCGTAGAGCAGAAACGCGCTATCATGTTGAAGCCTTGCAAAACCAAGGCTGAAGCGAAGGCGTGGATTAAGTACTTTCTCGGACTTGATCTTCCTGACTACACAGTCTCTCGCCACGCAGATACTAATCCTTTGGCAGTTGTGTGGGAGGTTTATGACATTTGTGTTAATAAGAATAATCCGGAGAAGATTCAAGAGCTACTGTACGTAGCGTCTCGAGGCTCTGGAAAGACGCTTGGTGCTGCTATTGCGGAGTTCATGATCATGCTTCATGATCAGCGCGATATCGCCCACGTTGGTGCGATTATGCAGCAAGCCGAACGTGCTTACGAATACATTCAACAGTTCTGTGTTGCACCTAACGTTAAAGAGATCATTGATCCACCTGGAGTTCCAGAGAATCAGAAGATCTTGCAGAAGAATACGATGTCTAAAAGCGTCTTCGAGGTGAATAACATCAAGTGTGCCATGGAAATTCTTCCGACTACGATGAAGGCGCTCAACGGCGTCCACTGCTCACTTGTCTCCTGTGATGAGTTAGATACACTTCAGGGTGAAGGCCTCAAGGCCATTAAAGAAGTTACAGGAATGCTGGATACCAAGAAGGGCAAGAAACCTCTCCGTATCGGCATCTCTACACGTAAGTCTCGCGCTGGTCTTATGAACGAAATGATGGAAAACGCGATAAACAAGAGAGGTGAACGTGTGCGGTACATTCGTTGTTGGACGGCACTTGAGTTTACTGAAAAATGTCTGGATGAGCGTTCGGGCACAATACCTACGGATTATTACATTAATGTGGAAAAGGGTGAGGTTCTTTCCCCTCTAGAGCATTCAAAACTAGAGACATCTAAGCAGAAGGACTACTTCTTAGAGCAAAGTATGTTTAATAAGTGTAAGACTTGCCCAGTCGCGGTCTTCTGTCGTGGAGACGCCCGCAAGCAAGCATCTAAGTCAAACATGCTCAAGACCATTGATGAGCTCAATCAGAAGATTCTCAGCGAGGGCTATGATTGGTCAGCATCTCAGCTGTTCAACCTCAAGCCTTCATCAGAAGGCATTATCTTTCGTGAGTTCGAGGAGAAGGTTCACGTCAAATCTTGGAACCAGATGTGGCTGCTATTGACCGGTAAGGAGTTCCCAGGGATCTGTACACATGACCTATTTGTGAAGAAGTGCTTGGAGATGGGGTTGCCGTGCTACGGCGGAATCGACTGGGGATGGAGCAACCCGCACACTGTTGTCTACATGTTCGTGGATAAGAACGAGAATGTCTTCATCGTAAAGTGTGACGGTATGACCTATATTTCTCAGCCTATGTGGATTCATCAGCTAAAGACTAAATACCACAATAAGTATCGCTGCCAACTCTATGCTCCTGACCTTGCAGATAAGGGCTCAGTACTAGAAATGCAGAAGGCAGGCCTTCCCTGTGCGAACGACGCTATCAAGCCTGAGATTAATGCCAGTATTCAGACCGTCAAGAAGTTCTTGCGCGTTCCTGGTCTAACACAGCCTAAGATGTTTTTAGCTGAAGAGACCTGCAAGCCGCTCATTGATGAGTTCACTAAGTATCACTACAAGTTAAATGCGGCTGGCGAACTTACTGATGACCCGGATGACCGTGATAACCACTGGATTGATGCTCTTCGCTATATTATGTT